CGTTCGGTACCTGCACAGTGTTCTAATTGGCGAGCCAATCGAGTTCGAGGGGGAAACTCCTCTACCCGATAATGCAACACCCGAACAGAAAGAGGAAGCCAGACTAGCTGAACTTGTTGAAAGACAAAATCAACTGGCTGCCACTTTGGAAGATCAACAGTCAAGCGCTCTTGTACAGAGAGCGGACGCGATTGCTGATCGCTGGTTAGACGCCCTTCCTGATGAATACACTGACGAAGACCGTAACGCGATTGCTCATCTATGGACAGGCCAGGTTGACTGGAAGACCATCGACAGAGATCCTAGTGCGCTAGATCAAGTTCTAACCGACTCGTTCCAGAGCACGTTAAACATCTACGGTGTTCCAAGGGGTGCTTTGTTTACTCCAGAGCAGGTCGAAGAGTTAAAACAACCAACTGGAGAAACACCCAAGGCTCTATCCCCTGAGGAAGAACTGGGTCAGTTGTTTGCCTCTAAAAACTACGGTGGTTTTAAGGGTACAGGCAAGAAGAACTTTGCTGGTACAGAAATCGTGGCTCCTGAAGTGTCTGACGACGACTTCGCACGAGACATGGCCGCAGCGTTGAAGGTAGCCAATAAGGCCCGAGGCAAGTAGCTGGGATTCTCCTGACTAGGAGTAATCTAAATGATTACGTTTGAGACATTAGGCGATATGCTCCTACGTCGGTACGTTGTGGACTTCATCGCCCAGATGCAGCAGTTGAGTGCTCCTATCTATTCACAGCTTAGAGAGAACACTCGATTCGTTCCATCTGGTGACGGTGCTTATTTCCCAGTACGGATCGACGGTAACGAGCAGGGCGGCGGTTGGAGAGCAACCGACGACAACCAGCTTCCATCAGCCGGTAACGAGCGGATCAAGCAGGCCAGAGTACGACCTAAGAAGTACTACCACGTAGTAACATTCTCGGGTCTTGCTGAGGCTGTTTCAAAGAACGGTGGCGAGGATGCATTTGCTTCTTCAATTACCGACGCTCTTGCACAGGCAGTAAAGCGAACAGGCGCCAACTTCGAGGTTAACTTCCTACGAAGCGATGGCACAGGCCGACTATCAAATGTTAGCGGCACACAGACAGCAGATACAGTGATCGAAGTTGACGACGCTCGACCTTTCCGAACAGGACAGCTAATCGAGTTCTTGAACAACAGCACAGGAGTTCGGATTGCCGGCCCCGTTCGAGTTGTTTCAAGAGACGTTGCTAACGGCACAATCACAATCAGTTCTGCTCTAACACTTGCAGATGACGACGGTATTTACATTTACGGTGAGCAGTCAGGCAACGCAGCTACAGTGGAAACTACAGCTCTTGGCCTACCAGCTATCGTATCAAATACTGGCACAATCTACAACATCAGCCGGACAACCTTCCCTGTTCTACAGTCGAAGGTTATCACAGTATCAAGCACAGCCCTAGACGAGTCGCTCCTACGGCGACTACGAAAGCAGCTATTGACTGAAACTGACACAGCTTCTCTTGACGGCTTCGTAATGGTTTCTAACTGGGACCAGTACGACCGATACACAGAGATCGCTCTGCCATTCAGACGATTCAATGATGCACGGCTAGAGCTTGGCGCTCAGCAGGAGTTGACAACATTCGAGGGCCGACCTTGGCTAATCTCGTGGGCTGCCGATCCAGCCATTGTCTACATGCTGAACCTTGGTGCTATCGAGCGAGGCGTGGTTCGACCACTATCAATCGACGAGCGAGTAAACATGGCTTGGGTTCCAGGTCAGGACTCGTTCACAGTACTGATGAAGTACTACGGTGAGAACGTAGCTCGACTGATTAACCAGACAGCTAAGATCACAGGACTAAGCACACCTACTTACTAATCCTTTGTAGGTTACTAGTTCTGACAGTATGAATTTAGGGGGGCAGGGAAAACGCCTTGCCCCCCTATTTTCTTGATTAAGGAGTAATAATACATGCCAAGAATTTTTCCATTAACAGAATCCGATTCTCTAGATATGAGAAACGGAACAGCGTTTAAGGTCTATAAAGTAGAACACCTTACAGGTGCAGATAGTACCTTGTGGGTAGACCAGACAGCAGCTTCCGCTGCCGAGCTTCCTACATCGGGAAACGGTCTAGCAAAGACAAGCGTTACACTAGCTAATGCTTCTGCTACAGACGGTGTTAAGGAATTGACAGTCGCTTCTGCCGCAGCATCAGGTACTTATTTGATTGTTGTACGATTTATTGGCTCGGGAGCTGGTTTCGGCTCATACAAGCCAAGCTAAGGAAGGAGTATAGAAAATGGCACCTAAACTGTTTCCTGATTTTCAAACCTTCCTAGACACCAGAGATGGCGACACAATCGGAGTAACTAAAGTTACAATGGTTACAAGCGACGACCATGTTATCCTACCAAATGCGACAGACGCTCGTGTTCTTGTAGGTACATACGGAGCAACTCCACCGAACTTCTACCTAGCCGCTGACCAGAACCGATTCAACATTGCTGACTCGAACGCTGGAGTGGCACATACAATCGTATCTCGACACCGACGAACAGTCAACTTTAACTCGGAGACATAATATGTTCAAGAAGCTAATGCTAAAACTAGCTAAGAGCGTACTCGGAGAAGTAGTCGAAGAGATTCTACAAGCGGTTGTAGACGAAGTACAGGAAGAAGTAGAGAAGCTGACCAAGCTCACTGAAAAGGAGCGGGCAGCAGCCAACATGGTGTTGGATTTAGTTGAAGAGCGAGCAGTCAGCCTACTAGCTGACAAGCTTGCAAGCCTATAAGGAGGCCATAACATGGCAGACGGCGATTACAATGTATTTGAGTTGGGTCGATCTAGAGTACAGGGCGGGGGTAGCAACCTAGCCGGTTCAGCTAAGAACGACAAGGTGGTGGTATGGGGTCAAATTGACTACACATACAACACAGACGGTTTGGTAGTTCCTCCAAGCAGATTGGGACTATCAGCGATTGACGTTATCTTGTTCGGTAATGTTTTTGGTCCAGCCGATGCTGCTCCTACAGCCGCTCAACCTTGGCACGCTATTTACACAGCAGTAGCCGAGGGTAGCGGTAACATTATTGTCACAGACGACGCCGGTACAGAACAGACTGACTCGACAGCAAGCACATTAAGCTACGTTGCTTTCGGTTCAGCTCTAAACGCAGACCTAACATAACGCTTTGAAGCAAGAGGGCTGGGGAGACTCAGCCCTCTCTTCTAACTCTATGTACACTTGCGCTGGTTGCGGGATTTCAATTAGACCTGTCCGTTTATCGGGCAAGCGACCTAAATATTGTACATCTTGCAGACAAGGCATACAGGACGCATGGAGAAAGAAGCAAAAGGAGAAGAAATAAATGGCAGCAGTAACAGTCACAGATCCAGACAAGAACTTCATTGCCGCAGTAGGTCCGTTTAAGATTGAAGTCGTATTCTGCACATCTGTAGATAACGACGACACTTATGTTAGCAAGCTAGTTAGACCGCTAGCAGCGTTCATGGTTCCAGCAGCAGACGCGGCCGGTCAGACAACTGTTCAGTCAGTAACAATCAGCGGTCAAACGCTAACGCTTAGGGACCCAGCGGTAACAGCACAGACTATTATTGTTATCGGTTTCTAAAGACAGTAGGTTCTGGGGAGAATCTTATGAGACGGGTATGCAAGCCTGGTGTTGATTTACCAGCTTGGTTCTATCACGACCTAAAAGGCATTGACAGTAAATTAGAGTTCGTATGGCACGAATTTCGAACTCTATACGATGATGTTATGAATAATTACACTGGGTCTTTTGAAGAGAGCCGGTACAACATCCATAACGAATTTGGACAGGAATTCTGGGGGTATCCGATGACTAATGGTCTCGGTGCCCCCATTCCTGAACTCTCTTGGCATATCTGGCGGGAGCAATGGCCCCACGGTCTATGTCATGTAATGAAAATTGAAAGCACAGAAGACGGTTATTTGAACGTTCTTCTTTCACGGCTTCACCTACAGGCCAACTCTACGCCTAAGAAGTATCAGCGAAAGATGGCTGAAGAGGCTGAGGAGAAGCGGCTTAAAGAACAAAAAGACACACAAGCCTTGATGGGCGATATTCAGGTAGCCAACGCAGGCTTCTTGAATAAAATCAAAGAAAATGCTGCCCGTGGTCTTTGGAAGCCTACGAACCCAACCAAGGATCAAATCATATCTTTCCCAGGGCAGAAGAATAGAAGCCGGATCATACGGCCTCTAGAAGACCATGAGGGTGGGCTGATACTCCCAGACGACTGGAAGAAGTAGGAGACTAAATGGCACAGCTAACTAATACGTTGGCCCAGTACATTGTCAGGGTTCGGCGGTACCTACGAGAAGACACAGCCTCAATTTCATACTGGTCAGATGACTTCGTAAAGCAGATTTTTAACACCTGCTATCGGAAGCGATGTGCCGAACTTATTCGATCCCACGAAGGTTACTTTACTTTAATAGGCACAAAAGACATAGTAGCTGACCAGGGCCGGTACGCTTGGCCGCCTGGTTTTTCGCGATTACTTAAGATCGAACTTGTACGCTCTGATGACGACCGAGTTCCGCTAGAGCGAGAAGAGCGTCACTATGGAAGATACACGTCTTCCAACAACAGCGGAAACACCCAAGACACATATCATCCTACGTTCCGACCTGTCGGTTCTGGCTTCGTGCTAGAGCCTGCTCCAAACTATGACCAGACTCAAGGTCTATGGCTAGAATGGAATGGCCTACCTGCCGAGCTTGAGGCTGACAGTGATACTGTCCATTCGGACTTCCCTTTCATTCTTGATGAGATTCTTGTCCTAGACACTGCTGTTTCTCTGTTCGACGCAGAGGGAATGCAGGAATCTGGGCAGCTTAGAACCCTTCTAAGACTGCGAGCAGAATGGGCAGAGGAATTCTCTACGTTCGTTAACTCTAGAATGATCCACCGACAGCGGGTAACTCCGTTCCGGGGACCTTACGGCGATGCTTAATGAGCGACCGACCAAAGATGCCATTCATAGAACTGATTGGCTGGCAAGGTATCTATACTAAGTCTAGCCCAGAAGTTCTAAAGGAAGCCCAGCTACGTGAAGCCCAGAACTGTGACTTCTTCGAGGAGTACGGTTCAGTAGCAAAAATTAAAGGCTCAAGCCGGGTCCTATCGTCTATTTATCAAGAGAACTCTGTGACAATGCCGATCTCATGGATCGGATTTCACAAAGCTCCCGACCTAGATGGTTCGATTTTGCGGCATATTCTTGCCGCGACTGGTACCCGGCTCAGCCGAGTGAATAGTGATGGAAGCCTAACTACTCTCGCGACCGGGCGAAGATCCGGCAGGTTCCACACTCATGCTCGGCTGAGTCGCTTCTCTTTCATTTCTAACCAGAATCCAGACCTTGTTGGTGACGGCGATAAGATGGTTAAATATGACGGTTGCGTCATATCTAACTGGGGCCTAACTCCGCCTGGACAACAAGAAACAATCCGGGATAACTTCGTTGACCATACTACTTGGACCAAGAATAATGTAACGGGCTCAAACGAAAGCATCATCACATGGGATGGTGCTTCGATGGGCTTGGACAAGACAGGCACATCCGAGAGAATCTTCTCAATCGAGAAGCAGTTCAATTTCTACGTTCAGATAGATCACCTGGGGAATGAAGACGACCGATCTTCATATTTCTCCCCACCAGACCGGCTTAGCTTCTTTACATTTATTCCTTGTGGAAAATTAACCGCATCGGACCAGGACACCAGCGGATTCTTTACTACGCGGAAGGAAGAAGCTATCGCCGTCTGGGTGTCACCAAACGCAGGTGACTTCAACACAAACTGGAAGTTCTATTTCACAATTGGTGATTTGGTTGAAGGCTGGAACAAGCTCGATCTAGACTTCTCAGCTACATCAGATGCCATTCAAACTCCCGCACAAGGCGGATTCTATCCTGAGGATCAGCATGTCCGACGGATGAAGTTCGAATTCCGTCTACAAGATCCTACCACTCAGATGACAGGATTGAAGATTGACAAACTAGTAAACTGGGACCAGGGCACTCCGGTTGTAGAAGTAGCAGGTAGCGGAGATTTCTCAGGCACATACAAGTACCGAGTAGCCTTTGTAAACAAGTATGGCTTCGTGTCTAACGCTGGCCCTGCTAGTTCGTCTGTAACAGCCAGCGATAACGGTCAGTTAAATCTAACACGGATTCCTCTATCAGCAGATCCTCAGGTAATCAAGAGACGACTCTACCGAACGGTAGCCAACGGCTCTGTGTACTTATTCCTTGACGAGATCGCTGACAACGTCACAACAGAATACATCGACTTGATCCCCGATGGTAGCCTAGGAAATGAAACTCCTCCGCTAGCCGGCGACTTCTCTCTGGACAACTCTCCGCCTCCTAAGGGTGGCATTGTTGCCCAATGGAAGCGAACGGTGTTCATCGCGGGAGATCCTCAGAACCCAGAAAGCCTTTACTTCTCAGACGACGACCAGCCTGAGAGTTTTCCACTTATCAACGAGTTCGTTCTGGACGGTAAGATCACTGCCATGTACGAGACTTACTCGAACTTAGTAATTGAAACTGAAACAGGCAAGTACCAGATCATAGGCGACAACCCAGACTTCTCGTTGAGCAAGATCATCGACGGCATTGGTTGTGTGGG